GGAATAGCTGTGAAATCGTCATAGTATTCATCACCAGTTGAATCAGCTGGAAGATTGATGGCTAACACATTGGCAGTAGCATCAAAATCAATTTTGACACTCATACCAACAGTTGCCCACCAAACTCTAGCTATATCAACCGAACTACAAGCAGTGCCAGCTGAGTTACTGTTTAAAGCAGAAACATCAACCTTTTTCACCGCAGCTTCACCAGTGCCATCACTGACATTAGTGAATCTCATAACAGCGACTCTCTCGCCATCTTGTATTGTTTGCGAAGTTACTGCATCAGCCATGTTGACCTCCTACAGTTCAGTTACAGCAGTTCTTTCTTTACCAACTGTGATGTAATCTACAGTTAAAACCTTAGAAGCAGCTGCTCCATTCTGGATTCCAAAAGAAACTGTCAACTCTTCATCATCTGGAGCATTGGTGCTTACCACAGTACCAGCATGAACATTGTTTTGATAAACATGAAATTTCTGGTCATTTGGATTGTAAACAAAGCCCAAAGTCATGAAAGTATCATCTGACATATCATTTGGTAGACTCAAAGTTGATTGAGTGCCATTTTTCTCAACAATAAATTGTGGTGTTTCATCACCATCAGTTAGTAAGAAAAAGATACCATCTGATACATCTAAAGGCGAAGTATCAGTAATTTGCAAGCCCATTACGACATCTGAAGCATCGGCATCTGATGTTTTAAAACGAGATTTAAAGAATAACTGCTTACCAGTTTCATACTTAAATGACTCGATTGCTCCTCCAGAGCCACCAGCCCATTGAAAGAAATCAGCATCATTATCAGCATCGTCATTGGTGACAACTAATAAACCACCATCACCAGACCCCAAGGCCTCAGTAGCAGCAGATGTTCCAGCTTCTGTTGTTGTAATTACCCAATCACCAGCAGTATATTTATCAAAATCATCATGAAAAACATGATACTTAGTTGGATCCAGTTGTTTTATTTTACCTAGAGAACCAGTGCTTGAAACATTGGTTACTCCAGAAGTGAAATGTGTAGTCATAATAAACAGCCTCCTATATTGATTGCCAGCAAACCACACCATGTGGTTTACCATTCATTATGTCAATTATGACTATATCATAAAACTAGCTTTGTATAGTTTTATTTTTTATTCTACTTTTACTTTAGTAGGTCTTTTGTAGAAGCCAAATTTAGAATCGTCTTTGCTTCTTTGAACTGTTGCAAAGAAACTTATTCTTTTGCCTTTTGCTTTTTCTTGTTCATGCCAAGTGGGGTCTATAAACTTCCATGCAGTTTGTGGGAATGTTCCCCACAACACATAACCATCATCTGATTTGAATACCATTTTTTCTGCAAGAGAATAATCGTTGTAAGGATTAAAGCTCTTAACTTTTTGCCATTTGACTTTTATTATTTCACCAACAAACTCTATTCTTTCATCAGTTAAAGGAACATCTTTTGCTTTTGCTCTTTCTTTATCTAACTCTTCTTGCCTTTTGAGGTTCTTCTTGGAATTTTTTTTATAAGATTTATTAAACTTTATTAAAGCCTCTATTTGTTTATCTGAAAGACTTTTTCCTTCTTTGTATTTGTTACCATAATATTGGTCACAAAATTCAGCTATTAAATAAAACAAGGCATTTCTGTGTGCTAAAACCAAATTACATTCATTTCTGTCCTCTGGCTTAACTTTCCTTTTATCAACCAGTGATTTTCCACTAAAGTTTTGTATAGCACCTGTGTATTCATCTTCTACTTCATAAGAATATTTATCTACCAAATCAGCATACCTGTTATGCCATTCATCATAAATATCAAAAAGCTCAATTAACTCTGGATAATCTTTAGCAAACTGTTCTCTTTTTTTTCTGTCTGCTTCTAGCTTTCCATAAGCAAATTCTTCCAGCTCTATAGAAGATGAAACCTTTAGGTCTATGGGATAATCAGTATTGGCATTAAGTTGTTCTACTTTTGTCTTAGCTTTTTTTATGGCTTCTTCGTGGTCTTTAGAAAGATTAACTACATACTTTCTATTCCAAGTTCCATGTTCTGGAATCCAGTTATACCTATATAAAGCATAAAGACAATTTACTGCTTCTAGTTGGTAATAGTGTTTCTTTTTTGCCTCAAGTCGAGAATCAATAAAGTTTTTAGCATGGGAAAGAGATGTAAACCTTTTCCATGTTTTAGTCTCTTTGCCATCTACTATATATTCTTTTTTTGAACCAAATTCTCCAGATCTTTCAATTTTGATTTTTATACCCCTATAGCCTTCTGCTACTTCTTTTTTATCCTCTTCATCCCTTTGCTTGAATGCTTCATGAATTTTCATTTTTCCTCCTTTTTATTAATCATCACATCTATATTATAGGGATTTTGTAACTTTTTACAAGTATTTATACATATTTATTTAAAGTTTGTTAATAATGCAGAAAACCTGATTCCCAGAGAGCAAATGTATAAAAATGGCCTTCTAAGGCAAAATTAAGCCCTGTGGGGCAATTTTTGGGTTTAGGTAGGCTGATGTATCAAACTAACCAGATATTTGTTGTAGGGGTTGATTCTGTGGGTGGTTTTGAAGAATACAAAAAAAGGGGTGTCGAGACACACCCCTTTAATTTGTTTAGCAATAGTTGAGGGATAAACGCTATTGCGAGTCGTTCAAATTAAG